AGATATTTCCAGGATCTCTTTGTAGGAACTGCTGCCAACACCTAACAACAGTATGCCACTTGCCATCTGGTTGTTGTACGGAATCGGCAACATGCTTCAAGTCGCCACTAGCTGGACCTTGCAACAACTTATCGTTTGAATCTGTAGTAGATGTTAAGTCGGAATCAGTCTCTAAGGTCACATATTGCTCACCGATACCCAACGTTGATATATTTGGTTCTATTAATTTAACGCCAGGAGCTACACTAAATCCTGAACCGCCAACTCTAGTAGAAAGGTTCTCGATTGTACCGAACGTAGATTCTTTAAATATAATACAGTCACCAATAGCCATATGTATATTTTCAACATTAGTGTTCGAAGTATATGCAGCGGTTGCTACATTAGCGATGACTGTAGAACTGCCCACCACTTTGATTCCATCTTCTTCTCTAAATGGAACAATCGGTCCACTATCAAATTGATTAGTTAGTGCTGATGTATTATTTGCTGATATCATCACGCTATACAAATCCCTGACCTCAGGCGTTCCGCTCGGATCGTGCGTATATGCATCAGTAGATTGAGAAATAATTTTCTTAACAACACCAAAACTATAATTTCCAGCTTCATTTGCGTTTACCGAAACAAACTCATCACCCTCACTAATCGTAACCCCATCAGTAACACCGATATCTAAGATGTGCCGACCGATAGCATTGGCGCTGAATGATGTCACAGTACCGAGATTTGCGCCAGCTTCGCTAGTTCCAAAGTGAAGATACTCACCATCACCTTGACCATTGTCGCCAGTACCAGTTGTTCTATGATATTCTTTGGGTTCAGCTCCTAGTGATTGTTGAGCGCCCCAAATAGAAAGACCAGAAGTTCCGTCTCCGTCATAATTGAAGGAACTAGTAGAATCATTATTCCCTGTGCTAATTAGCGTGAACCTAAAAGCAGTAGAAGCGGAGGTTGGTTGTACTGCAGCTGAACACCTGTACCAACCGCCACCAACATCTTCCATTTGAACATTAGTCCAAGCAGTTCCGTCCCCAGCATCAGCAATCACACCATCAGCAACATCAAACACTGGGTACTTGTTACTCCCACCAACGCCCATACCTCTAAACCCAAGCCATCTCTTACTTCCAGCTGAAATTGCTCTAGCGTAGCAAGAGAAGTTCCAGACGTCAGATGTTGTGTGGGTTATCGCAGAGGTTTTTACGCCTAGATAGTGAGTGACCTGTGCATTTTGCGCTACCGTTGTATCATCTTCGATTAAATTCTCAGCGGTTTGAGATCCGTCAGGAGCAATTATAATATTTGGGTCGCTAATACCTGAGAAACTACTTGTCCAATGATTACCATTCTCAATTGCTTCTGAGTCAGAGAAGTAGTTATGGATACTTGAAGTAAAGTTTTTGTATGTATTTACTTTTATCACCGCAGCTCCATCAGTACCCACAAGAATAGATGTGACGTGAGCGTTGGCGCCAGTAGCCGACCCATACAAACTTGAATTTAATGGAATCGCCTGAGTATTTGCGATTACAAGTACAGCATTCGCATTTGTAAAAAACGATTGGTTAGTCGCAACTTCGTTCTGTTCTTGGAATCCAAAATTGGGTGAAGATAATAGTGTATTCGCAAATATATTTTGGATTCCAGTATTAGCATCTTTGAATGTTGTCGTTGGGTAAACGGCAGAGGGAGCATTATCTCCAAATATATTTGGCTTCCCGATAAGGTCTGTGTTCATGTAGATAGCAAATCTATCACCAATATCAGGTAGATCTACAGTGAAGCTGGCAGGAGTTTGCCCATCACCGCCTGTTATCAATACTTGAGTTTCACCTTGATCTGGTCCATTTGCTGAACTCGTATACCCCGAACCGCCATCTTTTAAATCAAATGTTATCGCACCGCCCAGATCAACTGTGTCAGTTACAACAACTTTACCGAGATCTCCCGTCTTATCAGAAAGAAGTTCTACAACATCGCCAGTCTGATATTGGGCACCTGCGTTAATAATATCTAAAGAAGTTATACCAACTTCAACCTTTGGTGAATATGTATTCGCAGTCAGCTCTTCGCCATTTATTTTAATCGGTTCGTTTTGCTCGAATTTACCAATAACATTAGAAACCAAAATCTGCATAATATCACGGTTACGAACAACTCGCCCAACGACATCCTCAACAAGTGCACGTGCTCCAGAAAATCTACCCTGTATAGTTCTACCGATCAACCCATACGCACGAGTATCATAATTTGTTACAAGATACCTGTCTAACCTCCAGTCACCATCAGATACCTTTAACATCTGATCAGAGGGGTAGTTTACCTCAATATCTTCATTATAAATTGCTCTAAACAATAACTTATAAGATGCTTCCGTTCCCCTTGCTATATTGAAGTTCTTAACATACTTAGCCATCAATCGCTTATCGCCAAGAACGTCATGAGGAACTGATGGCAAAAGAGTATCTTGGAAATAATCAAGATACTCTTCAAGGGTTGTGTTTATGTCTTTATAGTCTTCAAGGTTTTGTATGGCGTCTGTGAGTTTTCCGTTTTGTTCTAGATACTCATAATATGCCTCTATAAACGCAAGGAAATTCTGACCTTCTTCTTTATAGAAGTCAGGGAATTGGTTCTTTACGAGGCTTGACAATTTTGCCTTTATCATTAGGTTTGCTCACCAATTACATTAATGATTGCGTCTGTAGATTCCATCAATAAAACTTGCTCCCTAACTGGGATGACGTCTAGATTCTCAGGAGTAACTGTTATCTTCAGTTCTATGTCAGCGTATGCGCTCAGCGCAAAGTTGGGTAAGAAGATTCGACCGCTAGTATAGTCTATCGTGCCAGCTGAGGAATCGACAATAACAATCTTATTATCATCAGTATATCTGAATATCCTTACAACCCCCAAACCATCATCCTCAAGGTTAGCTGCAAATCCATTGTATGTAAACTGAGAAGATGATAGTGTAGATTTTCTTATTGCGTTATTGAATAGGATTTCGACGGAAGTGACCGCTTCCGTGTTTGGAGTTATTCTTTTTTGCATTCTTACCTTAGCATCATTATTTAGAACATATCCGCCAGCAGCGTTATCTAGAGTTCGTACAAATCTAGAGTATCTAAATTTATTACCAAACCTCTGAAGGTTGTTTGCTGCATACTGTTCAATTTGGCTTCTTATGTCGGCTTCTACTGAAGCTTGAGTTAATGATGATTTGGTTAAATCGTAATATGTATCAACTCTTGGAATTAGGTATGTATAATCACCATCAACGATAACTGGATCCACAGCGAGAGGTGTCCTATCTGATATCGACAACCTCAACGCAGCTTTACGGTTATTGGTCAAGAACTTCTCGTTAAATGGCTTGGCGGCAATTAAGACCTTTCCGTTTTGCGGGGGCGATGCTTGTTCTCCACCAAAGGCAACTACAGACTGTAAGTCAGCATTCTCGCTCAACAATATCCTTTCGTAATCTCCAGCAACAACCGCCCTGTTCTGAGTCTGGAAATTTCTTGGGGCTGAGAATTTTATTGAATCCACATCTTCTTGCTGTCTACCACCATTGGCTTTAGTTACAACCGATGTTATTGTTGCGCTGTCATAATTCAAACCAAGACCTATTGAGTCTACACTAAACGTAGAAGCGCCATTAGTTGCGTCTGCATTATTGACAAGATAGTCAACAGTAATGATGTTACCAGCTTTAATAGCTTTACCCAAAGAACCTGACCCAAATATAATTTCATATTTCCTATCTGCAGATTCCTCGATAAAGAATATAGCAGAAGTTGAAAACACCTGATTTATATTAGATGCTAGTTTGAACTCGGTGGTGGTAGCATCAGATGCTGATTCTTGAACCTTTACTGTGATGCTACTGGTGTCTACTCCAGCGTTTGGAATAATGTACCGAACAGGGTTAGATGCGCTTGCGGTCCAACTATGAGAAAGTGGTTCGCCTTCCTTAATTGATATTGTTTTACTGAATGCGCCCGATGTATCGGCATCAACCCTTTCGGCTTTAGGTGTCACAAAAGTGTACGTCACGTCATCAACAGTAGAAGTAAACTTTGAGTTCTTCGGGATAATTACCTGAGCCACTCCAGCAGGAATTCCTGAGAATTGAACATTAACTTCAGCAACAGCACCAACAGATGAAACTGGAGTATACCCCAGCTCCTTCGCCCTTGACACAACAGAGTCTCTTTGCTGAGCTGTGTCTAAGAACATCTCATTAGCAACCATATTTAAATAGTATGCATTATAATGAGTGTTATATGACAATACATCTAAAAGGGTTGACATAACAGAACCTTCAAAGTCATAATCCTTTAGTGATGATTGTGAAGACAAATATGTTTTTAGGTTTGACCTTATATCGTCAAAATCTAGTTCTGAAACTTGTAAGTATGTATTTGCTGACATTTACCTAACTCTTTCTAAGATTACATCCAGAACCACTGGGTTCGGATCGTTTATTATCATGAACGCCACTGAAACTACAAGTGCGTGCATATCTTGTTTTTCTTCAACCAAAACACTTACGATATCAGCTCTTGGTTCGTGATTAGCTACAGTTTCCCTAATAGCACTTTCCATCTGTTGCTTTACGGCTGGTGTAAATAATTCAAACAAATAGTAGCGGATACCGCAACCAATGTTTGGTTTGAATGGTCTGTCATAATAATCTGTAAGTATGAGTGACTTGACCGACTGCCTCACAGCATCACGATTCACCTTTCGCGAAACGTTCCCAGTGATCGGATGAGCAAAGAATCCCAGATCGACGTCACTGTATATTTCTTTCTTTTTTGTTTTCGCACCAGTTGTGGCCATTTATATCCTACTTTGAATTCTTAGATTCTTGAATTTCTTTTCTTCGATCTTTACAGTACTTGCTTATCTCGGCTAGAGCCTTTCTCGCTCTGGTACCAGCTGACTTATTGCCTGCGGCAAACTTTTCGTTTTCTTGAACATACGTTTCAAATAAATTAACTAAACTATCGTGAGACATAAAATAATCCTTGACTTTTGCAACCAATCAGGTATAATAAATATTGTACCGCTTTAAGTAATACTAGTTTCTATTTATAACTTCTAGAACGATTCTATACCAACAATATCAACGTTACTTCTAACTCTTTTTACGTTTATTTCGGCTTGCTTGTAGTTCCAGCACCAAGACCTGGAGTATCAGTATGAGTATGACCCTTGCCAGATATTCCTGCGGAAACATGATCCACGGATGCTGTTGATTTACCAGTGATATCAAGATCACCAGTTAGATTTATATTACCTGTCCAGTTGGTCGTTGGGGTTTCAACCGTAGTTGTACCAGCAACTGTAAGGTTAGTGTCACCGTCTACAAATATTGTAACATTACCTTTGACGTGTAATTTATCATCACCAGCCACTAATGAATAATTATCTTTAACAACTCGAGTTACCTTATCACCATCAGGATACAACTCATACATCGTACCGCTTCTATGTAACTCTTTAATTCTTTCTGCGCCCTCGGTGTCATCATATTCTTTATAATGTCCCGACTCAGTTTCCATAACATGGTTCATCGGATATACTGGAGCATATGTTGATGGCGGTATGCTTATCTTGCCAGCATCTTCTTCAGAATCATCGGCAACGCCTCTCGCCTTTTTATTTACATCCGACTCGTCAGTATATTTCGGATAAACTCCATTTGGGTCGTTAAATCCAAGCGATGTTTCCGCAGACTGGGATGGGGCGCCAGTAAGAGTGCCAACTACAGCAGGTTCTTGCGCCCTATCTCCATCTAAAAAGAAACCTACAACCCATGTTCCTTCAACCATACCAGTTGGTGATTTGCCGATACCGCTAATCGAAGCAGAATCAATCCCACCCAAAGGTATAGCCCATGGTAGGGAGTCTGTCGGTATTTTATCTTTGTCAT